TCTCCATCTCCAGCAAATGCGTCCATAGCAATAGTAGTATCACCAACTGCGTGAACTCCATTTACTAATACTGTTCCTGTTTCACTTCCTCTAGCATCTTCTATCTCTGGTGGGATAATTGTAAAATTTTCTTTTCTTGATCTTTGCTTCATAATAAAAGCCATCAATTCACCATATACATCTGATCTTTTTCCTATAATTATTTGTGCAGTAAAAGCAAATCTTTGACCATCAATTTGTCTTGCAAGTTTTTTACCTGAGTCTGATTTTGATATAATAGTATTTTGGATAGACTTGATACCCATTGTTGAAAATGCAGAACTTGATATTGGAAATGCACCTGACATTATATTAAATTACCTTGACCCTTTTCGTTTAAAGATTGATTAATTAGTTGAGATATAGTTCCTCTTGATCTTACAAGTAATTCTTCAAATCCACTTGCATCAACAGTATTAATATTAAAATTTACATTTACAGGACTTCCACTTGTTCCTCTTGCAGCTTGTGTAATTTGTCCTGATGAATTTGGTATAAACATTTCAGCACCTCTTTCACCAACTATCGTTGGTTGTCCTTTCCTAACTGCACCTCCACTAGCAAAAAATGGTAGTTTAAAACCACCACCTGAAGCAAAATTAAAAGCCGCCATAGCCGCTTGTAACCCTAGTTGTTTTTCCATTTCTCTTGATTGCATTCTTAATGAAGCAGTTTTATCATCTTCGTTTTTTAAAATTGTTTTTGTTAGTAATTTTTCAATACCAAGTAAAGCTATTCTCTCAATAGTTTTTGCAACTATTTCTACAAGTATTGATTGTGCTAATTGTTTAAGTGAAGCATTTAAATCTTTACCAAGAACAACTGCTTCAGCTAAACTTTTTGAAATTGAACCAACAGATTTAGTAATACTACCAACAATTTCTTTTGATAAATCAAAAGCATCATTTTGCTTTTTAATACCATCTCTAATTTTTTCAAATAATGTTTGTTGCTTACCTAATTTAACATTTGTATTATCAACTGATTTACCAACCTTGTCAATTTCAACAACTAAAGGAATATCTTTACCTAATAACCTTAATAAGTTCTCTACTTGTCGTCTTACAAATCCAACTGCTCTTGCTACTGCTCTAACTGCGGCGGCAAATGCTTTTACAACAACAGTTAAAGTTTTACTTATTGCTCTACCTATTGCTTCAAAGTCTGCTGAGTTTGCTTCTATAAATTCATTTAAAGATTTAAACTCTTTTTTAAGTTCATCAAAAAATCCCTCTCCAGCTACATCTCTTTTAAAATTAAAAAGTTTATCACCAAGCATTGATAAAGTTCCTGTAAATGTATTTGCTAATTCATCAGTTGCTTTTCCAAATCTACCACCTTGACCGAATACTTTTTCAAAAGCTTTTATTGTTTCCTCTGCCGAAACAGTTGCACCAGCACTAAATCCTAATAAATCTCTTACACCTCGTTCTCTAAAAATATCTGCTGAAGCAATACCACCAGCAAATGATCTTTGTATTTGTTCTGCTGTTGTAGCAAAATCTAATCCTGTAACTGCCGCAACATTACCTGTAATTTCTAAAATTTTTGATAGTTGGTCTGCATCTCCAGCTACAACTGCAAGATTACCTGATGCTTGTTGAATTTGTTCTAATGAGAAAGGAACTTTAGCCGCAAAGTTTGCCATAACATCAAAAGCTTTTGCACCCTCTTCTGTTGAGCCAAATAATTGTTTTAATCTTACTTGCAAATCCTCTATGCTTCTTCCTGTACCAACTATTGATCTGATTGCTAAACCACCACCAAGTCCTACTAATGCACCTTGAACTGAAAATATCGAATCCTTTAAACCTTTTAATCTTCCTCTTACACCTTGAAAAGCTTGTTGTGTTTTATCTTTTGCTGTTATGTTTATCTTTAAATTTTGTGCCATTATTTATACTTTGACTTATTTATTGCTTCTTTGTGTTCCTCATTTTCTATCATAAAATATGATACCCAATGGTTATACTCCCAAACTTCCATTTTTAAAAGTTCCGATAAAGTTATTTTTAATCTATCTGCTACTGTAAGTAAATTCTTAATTTCAGGTGTAAATTTTAGTTTTTTTTTAAATCGTCTATTGAGGGAACTAAGACCATTTTTTGTGCTATGCGTTGAAGAATATTTGGGTCTGCCTTTTCCATTAAGGTCTGTTTATCTTCAAGCTTAAATATTTTTTTACCATCTTTATCTAAAGCTTTCATAACTAAAACATCAGCTAAAATTGCTATGTCATTAAGATTATCTGATTTTTTGAGAAGTCTATTTTTTTCTAAAAGTGTAATAGGATTCCAATATAAAATTACAGGTTTGCCATTCTCATCTTTCCATTCAGAAACTTCCATAGATTGGACACCTATGTTTTCAAAATGTGATTTAGCGATGTCAATTACTGACATAAATTAATATTATTCAGTTCCTATTGTTAAAGCACCAGTTCCTTGAAAAGTAACACTTCTTGCAACCACTCCATCAAGCGGTTGATTTACACTCATTCCTGTAACGATACCTGAACCCTCAAATTTTCTATCACCTGAAGTAGAACCCTCTGGTAATAATTTGAATGTTAAAGTTGTTCCAGCAGTCATTTGAGTTTGTGCTGAATCAGTTTCGTCAAAGTGCATTTCCAAAGTTCCTGAAAATGATGTTCTACCAGCAACAAAAGTTTTTGCTGCGTCTGCCATTTTTGTACTTTCAACAACATCTCCTGTTGTTTCTAAAGTGAATGAAGTTAGTTCTCCAACTCCTGTTCCTCCGATTGCTACTTCACCCTCTTTGCCATGATGTACTGCCATTTTTTTTCTCCTATAATTAGATTGTTATATTAGTTTTCTTCCTCTTCGTCAATTTCTTCTTCATCTTCAAAGTCATCTTCTTCTTCAAAATCATCTTCATCATCAATGTTATCTTCTTCTTGATCTCTTAATTCTGCAAGTAAGTCTTTGATTTCCTCACACATTAGACTTTCTTTATCATGCAGTTTTTCTACAGCATCTATCTTCTTTTCTATCTTGTCAATTATCTTATCTTTTTTCATATTATCTCCTATGGTGTTCCTGATTGATAACTATAAACGCATCTAATAGTCATTCTTATACCACCAATAGGAAACAAAGTACCCTCATCGGTTTCACAAGCTACAACCATTGTATCTAGTGCATTGTTACTTCTAGTAATATCAGATTCTACAGCAGTTTCAATCGCTGTAATTAACTCATTTCTTTTTGTATCGATATTAGATTCTGCACCTTTAACAAATCCTGATACAACAAAATCTATAGTTGCTAATCTAGTTTTTGCACCTGACCCTAATTCTTCATCTTCTCTTGTTTCTTCAGAAGTCTGAACAATAACTGCTGGGTATTGTTTATCTGACAATTCATCTAAATCAAAAGGTTGTCTTGTAGCTTTTTTTATAGTTATAGGGCTACTTATAGCTGATATTACAGACAATAAATTTGATGCTATATTTTCTCTTACACTCATATTCTAAGTTCCTTTTTTACAAACTTTTCAAAAGACTTGTTTATAATCTTTTCTGTTCTTCTGTTAAAGCCAAAAAACACTCTATTTGGGTCATTAAGAACTTGATTATATAATGCTCTTTGCCGCATTTCTGCATTAGAAAAAGCAAGTGTTATTTTATGTTTTCCTGTTTTTTTTATAGTTTGACTTGGTGATAAAGAACCTAACATTCTTCCTGTATAAAATAAATCAACTGCAATTTTTTTGCCCTCTCTTTGTAATTTTTTTAAGTAACCTGAACTATAAGGTGCAAATTTTCTTGAATTTATATCAATACCTTTTGCTGTTTTTGTTCTTATAATATCAAGTAATTGAAAACCAGCTTGTCTTACACCTTTATCTATTGATCTTGATAATTTGCTTTGAAACTTACCTAGTTTTTTTGATAGTTCCTTAGAATTAGTTTTCATTCCAAGCTGAATATCACCTCTAAGTTTTTGATCTCTATTACCACCAATTGAGGAAGCTATACGCATTCCACCAGCAATTCTTAATGGAACAAGTAATAATTGTATCATCTATTTAATCTTCTAAATCCATGTAAAGGTTCTCTCTCGTTTGTTACAATAGTTCCACTTGCGTCAGTATCATATTCAACACCATCTTCTAAAATCATTCGCCATTCTTTGTTGTACTCTGACATATAATATTCTGCCATTCTTTCAAATCTATCTTTTTCTGTTTCTGGTCTAAATTTAGTTAATGCTGGTAATAAAAATCTGCCAAGAAATAAATATACACCAGCACGTTCAAACTGATCTAAATTAACTTTTGTATTAACCATCTCTGCGGTATTTAAAACTGTAATATCTGTGAATACGTTTTGTTTATATACTGGAAACCACTCTACTCTTAACTGTCTTAAAATGTCGTTAGTAGTTTGAGCAAAGAAGTTAACTGCTTCTGTGTCTGTTGATGCAATACCAAAGCCAAACGCATCCGGTTGATATTTAGTTACATCTCCAGCAGTAATAACATCTGAGCCTGTATAATTAGCCATTAATTACTCCAAATAAGATAAGCAATAATTAAAACAACAGGAATAGAATACATTGGGTTATTTTTAGCTTTTACCCAAACCCATTTAGTCCATTTTCTAGTCTGTTTCCAAATCCATTGGTTCATCTTTTTTTTTCCTTGTTTTTCTTTTTTTTGGTTTTAGTTCTACAACTTTATCTTCTTTTACAACATCTTGTTCAGCTTTAAAACCTCTTATTTCCCACATTCTTTGATTTGATTTGTAATCGTTGTATGGTCTTTGAATTTTTTTATTACCTTTTACTAAAGTAATCATCTCTAATTTTTGTTGTTTAATTTTTATCATCTATTCTCCTTTAGTTTAATGTGAGGGCAGTTTCCCACCCTCACAAAGAATCCAACTATTATTGGATTGATGAATCGTGATGTAATTCTACTCCGTAACTGTCGTGGATTTCTCCAACTCCATATACAGCAGTAGCAACTATTTCATCTGCTCTTAGAGAAGCATCTCTTTGAGTTTCGATTTTTAGACCTTGCATTTCTGCTAATGCTAATGCGTCTCTATGGAACGCACCACCTTTGTAGTCTCCTGTAGTTCCTGTGTTAGACATATTTGAAGTTTCAAATATTCTCATTCCAGCAAGAGAACCAACAAAACCACTTCTTAAAGCTTCATTAGCTAAGTCATTTGCATTTGCGTTTGCAAAAGTATTAGTTAAATTTGCTTTTAAGTCGTAAGCAATTTTAGGGTGTAAGACCACTGCACAATCATTGATGTTCAATGCATTTCCTCTTAAAGTCGAAAGAGCATTAAAGACTGCCGCCGCATTAATTGCAGTAGTACCATCTCCAACCGCAGTTGAAAAACCATCGAATAAAGCGATTAAGTCTTGGTCTTGTTTTTTTGCTACAGCTTCTCCAAACAATCTACCAATATCTGCCGCAACATTTCTTGGTGCCGCATTTCTTGCTAAATCTGTTAAAGTAGTCATGATTCCAACTTCAGATGCAGTAATTGTAACTGAACTTGGGTCAATAGCTGTGTTAGACAAATCAGTTGCTTCTGAAACTGCTGCCGCAGAAACTGCCGCATAAATCGGAACTTCTACTGCTTTTCCACCACCTGTAATCGCATAATTTCTTACTAGATTACGCATGATAGATTGTTCTTGAGCAACGAATTGTGCTTCTGCTACTATCTCTGTGTATAGTTCTGATAGTGTAGAACTTGTGCTTTCGTTTGCCATTTTTATTTACCTTGTTATTTGTTTGTTAAGTTTATTTCTATCGCACCCTGATCTCTTTTCTTTCTATATTCGTTATAGACTTTACGATCTTCAGGTTTCGACATATTTAAGTCCTGAATATTAAATGGTTTTACAGTTTTACCCTCGATGCTACTGGTTGATCCTGTCCCAGCTAAAGACCCTTTTCGGAAATGTGGGTTCGCATCTAAAAACTCTTTTACACGATCTTCAATTGTAAGTAGTTCTCCCTTTGGGTTGTACCTTATGTTTTTATTATTATCAAGTATTTCTATTCGACCATCATCATTATAATTTACCTCGTTTTTTAATAATGACACTACTTGATCTGGTGCAATAGCATTATTCTTTGATGCTAAAGATAAGATAGAATTATCTACATTGATTGTTTTTACTTTGCTTTTCCAATCAGCTAACTCTTTATCCTTTTCGGCTATTCTTGATTTCATAAGATTTTCTAAATCAGCTTTTGTTTTAGCTTCTTGTATTTGCTTTTCTTTTAAGATTTCTTCTTCTTTTTTCTTAGTTTCATCTAACATTCTTTGATGTTTTGCTTTTTCAGCTTCTAGTCTTTGTTTGACTATTCTATCAACATCTTCTTGATTAAAAGTTGGTGTTGGTTTCTCGTCAGTTTTAGTTTGTTTAACTTCAGCTTCCTGAACGTCATTTTGCGGTTGACTAACCTTATTGTCTTCTGACATTGTTTCTCCTATTTGTTTATATTATTAGTTCGCCTTTTTTGTTATACCAATCAGGATTGACATAACTAAATTGATGTCTGCAATTATATCCACCTCTAACTACAAGGGGATTGCCTGATTTCTTACCTGACCATGATCTGCTAGTCCATAATCGCTTAATCTCATCAATCGTAAAAAGACCACCACTTCTTCTGTTATATACACCATTTACTAAATTTCTGCAAAAATCTCTAGTGGTTGGAATAACATCTCCATAGTATTTTACAAAAGTAAGACCAGCATCATTTGCTTTATTAAAATTAAGAGTTGCATCAAAATCTCTTAATGAGTCATTTAATATCTGACCAGCATATCTTTTCATGTTTTCACCAGCCCTATCTCTTGCAAATTTTGTCTGTAATGTTTGTATTGCCTTATCAACTTGTGATTGTCTTGATTTAACATATTTGTTTCTATTTACATAATCTACTAATCTATTTGCTTCTGCATCATCTGAACTTGAATAAATACCATTTATTGTTTGTCTAAGTTCTTTTTCTAATTCTGCAAAATCATTTCCAACTAAAGTATTTTGATAAACCTTTTCTGATAGTCGTCTTGTAAATGTGTTTGATACATCTTTAAACTGAGTAAAGTATTGTTGTTTTAAATTTTGTACTAAGGCTAAATCACCTTTTGTTAGTTCTTGAAACTCTACAGGGATATTACCGATTCGTTTGAATGCTTTTTCTATTCTCTTTGCTTGTTTGTTAAATCCCTCTCTAACAACTGTATCTGACCAACCAAGATATTCTCTGTCAACAATAGCTTTTATCTTTGGTCTGATAGCAATAGCCGCTTGAAGTTCTATAAGCTTTCCATCTGTTTGTGGTAAATCTCTATTAGCTAATGATACTACTTCTCGTTCTATCCTATCTAATGTTGCAACAAGAGTTTTATAATATTTTGCTTCTGCTATTTCAATTTGTTTAATTCTATATTCTGTTGATCTTTGTACTATATCTGCCATAGTTTGTTCTACTTGTGTTCCAAATATATACTCTAAAAACCCAATAAAACCTAGATGAAAAATATAGTTTTTATTTCATTATATAAATTTGTTAGGTTTGATAATTTTTAAGAATGATAGTTAAATTAAAAAAAAGAACAGAACCATTAGAAAATAAAGCTGGTGGATATGAGATAATTTTTTGGGATCACAAAAAAGATGATTCTGTATTAAATTATTATATGCCAAAAAATACTCTTGGTTTTGTTACCGATCAAGGAAAAACAAATGGTAAAAGACATCTTACCTTTTCTTTTTTAGATCAAAATATGCAAGAAAAATCTATAGAGTTTATTGGTTGGAAACATTTTAACGAGTATGTAGAGCCAATAATTAGAAAAATAAAATAGTTATTAAGGCGGTTAGAAATAATCGCCTTTTTAAATTTCTTCTTGCTCTACTTCTTGATCTTCTTGTTCTGCTTCGTCTTGTGTGAACTCACCTACTTCTGCTTTTTGATCTATCTCGCCAAATATCTGATTTAGTTTTTCATCATCATCTACAACTGCTCTTGCAATTTCTTTATCTACTTCTTTCATAAATGTAGGTGAACCAATACCAATAGACTTTGCTTGTTGGTAGTAAATTAAATCAGTTGCATAATCTCTTATGTTAAACGAATCAGGATAATTAATCTCACCATCAAATGTAGCATTTTGGAACATAGCATAACATCTAAATAATTGTTCTTCTGCTATTTCTAAATTGTCTGCTTTTTCTGATAGTCTTGCATTAAGTAATTCAAATTCT